ACACCCCGCTACTGACCAAGTAAATTTTCAATTTAATATAAGTGCAGACAGTGGCTCTAATTATAATGTTACAAAAACAACTACTTTTTTTGAAGCGTTCCACAGAGAAGATGGTGCTACACCTGATTTTGGATATATGTCTGCAAAAGATTTAGCACAAGATACAGGATTTCAAGATTTAGTTGGTATATTAGGAAATAGTAATGATGATAATTGTAATGGCTATTTACATTTATTTAATCCAAGTTCTACAACTTTTGTCAAACATTTTATAATAAGATTTTCAGGTAATTATAGATCTGGTTTACCAGGAGAATTAGATCAGTATTCTGCTGGATATGCAAATACTACAAGTGCAGTAGATGCAGTTCAATTCAAAATGAGTTCTGGAGACATAGATGCAGGAACTATAAAACTATTTGGAGTTAAATAATGGCAACATATCAAAATTCTAGATACAACATAGCTTTACCATCAGGATCAGGTGGTAGCATGACACTTATTAAAACTTTAACTGCTAGTTCTAGTGCTAATTTATCTTTTGTGCATGGAAGTTCAGACGTAGTCTTAGATAGCACATATCCTGTTTACAGATTTGTTTTTACTAATTGTCATCCAGAAAACAATGAACAACAGTTATATATGGGTGGATCAGTTAACAGTGGTTCTAATTATGAAGCAACAGCAAAAACAACTACTTGTTTTAGAGCATATCATACAGAAGGTGGATCTAGCGGAACATTAGCATATTATACTGGTGGAGATAGGGCAAATAGTACTTCTGCTGCATACTTATCAGTAGAAGCATCTAATGAAAATGATCATGGAGTGAGCGGTACTTTTACTTTGTTTAATCCTAGTTCTACAACTTTTGTAAAACATTTTATTTCAACAAGTAATGCTGTTTATAATGATAGTTCAGATTTTTCTATGAATTTTTATGTAGCTGGATATTTTAATACAACATCTGCAATTAATGGAATACGTTTTCGTTTTAACACAGGTAATATGGATTCTGGTACAATTAAACTTTACGGGATAGCATAATGGCAACATACGCAAGCATAAAATACGACATGGATTTATCGTCAAACGCTACAGGTACAGGTGCTATGGTTTTGTTATCCACAACTACAGCATCTAGTTCTGGAACTATTGATATAACTAGTGGCATAGATTCTACTTACAAAGAATATCAA